TCCCGAAGTACGGGACCTTGACGGTGTCGCCGCCCTTGATCTTTGCGCCGCTCGGGCCCGAGCTCGGCATCGTCGCGGAGACGATCGCGGCCTCGGTTCCCCAGAGCGCGATCACCTGGGCGTACTGCCCCTGGATCGCTTCGACCAGGAGCTCGGGGATGATGAGGTTTGAACGAGTGATCATCGTCGTGCTCTCCTTGCGTGCCTGGTCGTCGTCACTTCTTCGCGGCCCACTTCATCGCGGGCTTGCCGCGGCGTTCCCAGTCGGCCTTCGCCGACGCGTAGAGCGCCTCGTTCGCGACCTTGAGGTCATGCTTCTCGGCCGGGCTCATGTCCTCCCAGGCCTTGGCGCCAGCGCCGGGGGGCGCCTCGCCGGTGCTAGCGCCGGTCGTCGAGCCGCCAGCGCCGCTGGCCAGCGCCGCGTGGACCGGCGCCTTCTCGAGGAACGACTTCACCGCCTCGAGCGGCTGCCCCTCGGCCCACTCCTTCAGCGCGGGCGTGAGCTTCCCCTCCGCGACGCCCTTCGAGATCACGCTGTCGCGATCGCGCTTCGCGAGCTCGCCGCGCGCCGTTTCGAGCGACTTCGTGAGGTCGGCGACCTGTCCGAGCGCCGTCGCGCCGGCCTTGATCGCGCCGAACGCCTCGTCGACCGACTTCGTGCCGGTCGCCTCGAGCACCTTGCCCTCGAGCGACTTCGCGCCCGACGAGATCACCGTGAACGCGCTGAGGGCCTCGGCCTCCGTCGCGTCATCCTTCAGTCCGAGGGCCTTGAGCAGCGTCTTCATGCGAATCTCCTGATCGCGCGCCGCTTCCTGCGACGCATGTGTGATGAACGACTTGCAGAACGCCTCGAGCTGATCGCGCGAGGTCTTGTTCGACGCACGCGCGCCGCGGTAGCCGAGGCCGTCCTCGCTGCCCGTGACGTCCTTGTCGACGACCGCGTTCGGGTTGATCGGCAGCGGCGCGACGCTGATCTCGAGGAGCTCGTTGCCCGATAGGACGAAGACGTCCGACCCGTTCCGCGTCTCCATGCGACCGAGCTTCGACCGGAAGCCGACGCTCACCGCGCGGAGCGACCCCTGCGCGAAGCCCTGGTAGCAGAGCTCCGCCATCGGGTTCGCGTTCTCCGTGACGAAGTGGAGCGTCGCACGGAGCTTCCCGTCGATGACGCCGACGTCCGTGGCGAAGCCCACGGGGAGCGTGTCCTCGGGGTCCCACCCGCACATGTTGTGCAAGTAAAGGACGACCGGGTTCTGGTTGAACCTGCGCAGGTCCCAGTCCTGCGTGAGGACCTCACCCTGCATGTCGACGTCGTCCGTCGACGCCACGACGTCGAACGCGCGCGCGTCGCCGCTCGCCGCGGCCTTGACCGCAACGCCGTACTGCCGTCGGAAGAGATCGTTCATGTGCCTCGCGTTGGCGCGCGCGAGGCGCGGCCGCTACCAGTCGTGGTCGGCGTGAAGGAGAAGGAAGCCCAGAAACTCGCCGTGGCCAGCCGAGGCCTTCTTCGCCTCAGCGAGGAGCCGGTCGAAGTTCTCCTTCGTCCATTCGCCGTCGTCTCGGAGGCGCTGCGCCTCTGCGCCGAGCTCCTTGAGGCGGTCGAAGTCGGGCTCGCTCATGAGAGCAGCCCTAGCACGTACTCGACCATCGAGTAGCCGATGGGGTCGTGCGCGCGGAGCTCGTCGGGGTGGAAGCGGTACGCCGCGAATGACTCGGCGAAGTACTCGTATCGGTCGGTCGTGGCGTAGCGGGTGATCGGCTTCGAGTTCTTCGACTCGAAGGCCTTCTTGATCGTCTGATCCGCTGGCGTACCTTTGAGCACCGTCATGTGGACGTGATGTCCGAGCTCGTGGACGAACGTGCGGACCGCGGCGTTCTTCGCATCCGTGCCAGAGTACGAGACCGACCAGGCCTTGCCCGGCTCGAACGCGTTACCGAACGTCTTGGGCGTCCGATCGACGGTGACGCTCAGCGTGTGCGTCTGGCCGTCGGTCGTGTACAGCCCGTTCGTGCTCTCGCCCTTGTACTTGACCTGGGGCTTGAACGCGACGAGCGAGATGGGCTTCTTCTCGAGCGCCTTGAGGACGTCGGGGCTCTTGATCGCCTGGAACGCCTCATCGACGGGCGCGCCCTTCGTCGTCGTGACCTTCTTAACCTGCTCGCCTTCCTTCAGCCCCGCGGGGGGCGGTGGCGCGACGTCGGCGATCTTCCAGAGCGCCGTCGGGTAATCCTTCTTCTGCGGCTCCCAGCCCGGCGTGCCGAACGTCGGCGGGGCTCCGAAGCCGTCATCCGGCTCCGCGCTCGTCGGCGCGCGCGTCACGCCGTGCGCCCCAGCCTGCTCCTCCGTCATCGTGACGAAGTGCGAACGGCAGTTGAAGTGGAGCGGCGGGAGGTGGCTCTTCCACCAGGGGTCGTCGGCCGGCCGCACCGTGCCGTCGCACTTCTCGCAGACCTCGGTGGTGCGACCGTCGAGGATCGCGTCGAACATCCAGTACGGCCGATCCGTCGCGGCCGCCGTCGCCTGGTGGTACCGGCCGGCCGTGTACGAGCTCTGCACGTTGGTGCGAAAGATCGTCTCGACCCGCCATCCGTCGTCCTCGCCCCAGGCGCTCGAGAGCTGATCGGCGACGGCCGACTTGAAGTCGTCGAGGTCGGTCCCGCTGGCCAGCGCTGCCTCGATCGAATCGAAGACCTGGGTGACGACGTCGAGCTGAGCGACGCCGGCGACGGTGAACGCCCGCTGGCGGACCTCGTCGTCGATCTGCGCCATCTGCTCGTCGGTGAGCGGGACGCGGGAGCGAAACCACGCGATCGCCGCCTCGAAGTCGACGACGTCGGAGGAGGCGCTCATTCGTCGAGGGGCGTGTTGCGGTAGGCGGCGAGGATGCGCTCGAGCGCGTCGACGAGCCCGCGGAGGCGGGCGTTCTCGCGATTCTCACGCGCGAGCTGCGCGTGGACGTCGGGGAACGGGTCGCGCTCGAGGAGCGGCGGTCGGCGCGAGGGTCGCGTCGGGTCGTCGTCCTCGGGCGCCACGGCTCATTCCCGGCCGGCGTCGCGCGCGAGGCTCACGTGGCCGGGGCCGATCTGCGACTCGTCGATCTCGCAGCCCTTGCCGTCGAGCGCGCAGAGGTAGCCGGCCGGGCAGCACGTCGTGCGGTCCTTGCAGAGGTGCGCGAGCTGGTCGCCATTCGCGCACGGACCGCCGTGGAGCGGGTCGTCGTTCAGGATGTCGGCGTGGCACGCGATGAAGAGCATCGCGAACCACCAGACTAGGAACCCGGCGTACAGCTTCATGTGTCCTGCTTCACGCTCGCGCGCCCCGCGAGCTCGGTCATCAGCATCGCCGCGCGCACGACGCCGGCGAGCTCCTTGCGGTCCATGCCCTGGAAGGCCTTCAGCACGCGCGCCTTTACGTCCGCGTAGCTCTGGCCGCTGTTGATCGCCTCCAGGATGGCGTTCACGTCGGGCCGCAGCGTTTTCGCCGCGCGCGCCGCGCCGCTCTCAGCGACGCGATCCGTATACGCCTGCCCCTCGAGCAGCCCCTTGCGACTTGGCGCCTTCGTCCGGTGCGCCTTGCCACCGGCGTCCGCGCCTTCGTCGCCCTCCTGCGTGTCGCCTTCGTCCGACGCGCCCTCGTCGTCGCCGTTGTCGTTCGGCTCCTTCGTCCCCGGCTTCCCGCCAGGCGGCGGCGGAGCGAACGGGTTCGGCGGAGGCGGCGGAGCAACGAGCTCCTCGGGGAGATCGGCACCCGCCTTCAGCGGCACCTTGAAGCGGTCGAGCAGCGCTTGCAGATCGACGGGGATCTTGTACTTCGCGAACGTGTCGAGTGCCGTGCCGAGTTGCGTGAAGAGCTGCGATGTCTGGAGCAGATCCTCGGGCGGATCGACCGGCCACATCGGCCACGGCGCCGCATCACGAGAGCCGAAGTTGAACTCGGCCCAGTGAATGAGGCTGCGATCGTGGATGGTCGTCGCCATCGCCTCCGCCGTGAAGCGGAGCACGCCCTGCTCGATGTTCTTGTGCGCGTCGGTCGCGGCGAGGCTTCCGCCGGTGACCTCGGTGCTGAGGTTCTGCCCGAGCACGAGGACGGCGTACGCTAGATCCGCCGCGGTCTTCTGCTCGCGGAACGTCTGCCAGTTGTTCGCCGTCGCCTCCACCAGTTTCAGCGACCAACCCGGCGGCATCCCGATCGACGTAGCGCGGCCAATGCCCTTCAGGTCCGCCGCGAGTTGCTTGCGGTCCTGCGTTCCCGGCGACGCGCCAGGCTGCGTCTCGCCGACAAACATCCCCTGGCCGTGGCGCTCGGAGTACTGCCCCCAGTCGACGATCGCGTATTGCTTCAGCAGCCACCAGCGCGATAGAGCGCGCCAGAGCCCCTTCGCCCACGGCCGCGACTTGCCGTACGGCGTGAGCAGCATCCACTCGCCGCTGTCCTCGTCGATGAAGACGTCGTTGCCGGACGCGACGCGGATCTTCCAGCGCCGCACCGACCAGTCCCACGTGAGGTGCCGCGGGTGCCAGGTCTGCATCCGCGCGACGACGCGGCCCGTCTCCAGGTCCGGCGCCCACGGCGTTCGTGCCACACCGATGCCGAGGCCGAAGCCCCACTTCCCCCACTCGAGGAGCTCCTCCTCGGGGTAGCACTTCCACCAGTCCTCGCCGGCCTCGAGCGCCTTCACCGGCCGCTTCTTGCCGGCGCCAGGCTCGAACGAGATCGGCAAGCCCAGGACGCCCTGGATGCGCTTGTTCATGACGCCGAGGAGCCGGTCGTCGGCGAACATCTGGTCGCAGAGGTCCGCGGCCGCGCGCATCGAGCCGCCGTCGGCGATCGCCTCGGCGCCGCGGATGAGTTGCGGCGTCCAGTCGTAGTACGTCCGGATCGACGGCTCGAGCAGCACGGCGCTGTTCGCGACGTTGAAGCCGACCTTGCCGTGATCCGTCGCCATCGTGGTTCGTCCTCAGCGCCCGCTCACACCGCCGATCAGCAGCCCACCGCCGCCGCCTGCGTTGTCGATCATCAGATCGGTCATCCCCCACACGAGCGCGTCGAGGCGGTCCGGCGACTTCTGCCCGGGCACCCACGTGCACATCTGGTCCTCGAGCTCGGGGAACGCGCCGACGTGGTGGACGCGCTTTTGCTCGTAGAGCGCACCGATCGGCTCAGCCCGCGTGAACTTCCCCTTCGTTGCATGCACCGCACGGTAAGCGACGCTGTCGTTCACCGTTCGGATCGTCGACTCGACCAGGTCGCCGCCGTTGTTCACCTCGGCGACGATACGGTCGGCGTTCCAGCGCTTGTAGGCCTCGACGCCGAGCTTCGCCCACTCGTTCGGCGAATGCCGGCCCGAGAGGTCCTCGAGGACGTAGCCATCGTCGCGATCGTCGACGCCGGCGACGATGATACCCGTCTCGGCGCTGTCCTCGCCGCTCGTTACGGCGGGGTCGATGGCCACGACGACGCGCCACATCTGCGGCGCGATCTTGGCAACGAGCTCCTCGAGCTGCTTCCGCTTCCAGAGCGCGCCGGGCGTGTCGTCGAGGACCTCGGCGTAGAGCTCCTGGCGCCCGAGCCGCGTGCCCTCGTACTTCCGGACGATCTTGTCGAGGAACGCGCCAGCGAGGTTGCCGCGGTTCTCGTACGTGCTACCGCGCGTGACGGCGACGTCACGCGCGGTAGCACGTAC